TGAAGCCTGGTACGAGTTGATCTCTTTCAAACTTTCTCATATATGATTCTACAGTCTCTGTTTGACTCTTGGCGCTATAGTATAAATTACGGTATTCTCTTTCTAATATCTGTTCTATAGTAGCCCAACCTATACTTGCATTTTCCACTACAAGTAGTGCATCGTTGTATTCTGATGCTATTGCAACTAATACATTTCCAAAGTCTTTAGGAGATAGTTTACCTTTATATTCAGCTACTTGTACACAAGCTTCTATGTCAAACACATGGAATGCAGAATAATCTTTTGAATCTCCTCTAGCAACATCTGCTACAACCATATATGATTTTGTGTAGTCTGGCTGTTCCCATATCCATAAATTGTTATCTAATCCTCTTTTTTCTATAGGCTCAGTAACGTAGGTTTGTTCGTAGAAACTTAGGTCGTCTGGTTCGAATACCGTGTCACCTGAAGCTAAGAAGTCACAGTCGCATTCCTGACCTGCCATTCTAGGACCAAGATCTCTATCTTGTTGGTCTCTCCATTCTTGATTTCTTTCAGGATGAACTGTCCATGGTAGTCTTACCGGTAAAAAGGAGTTTTCTCCTGTTTCTGCTCTCTCCCATGTCTGGTGGAACCAGTTACCGATTCCGTTAGGAGTAGATAGAGCCATACATTGTCCACCGGTTGCAAGTGTCTGCTGTGCAGCAGTAAAGGTTTCTTCAATGTTGTCTATAAACGCCGCTTCATCTATAAGTAACAGTGATACTGCTTCAGATCTAGCAGCATCTGCATTTGAAGATTTAGCTGTTATTTTTGATCCGTTTTTAAGTCTTAATGATAATTTATTCTTTTCTTTAGCCGGTAACCTTAACCATTTAGGTAATTGATCGTACATAAACATTGTCTTAGAAACTAGGTTTCTTGCTGTAGCTTGTGTAGTTGCTAGTGCTAATACGTTTTTATCTTTATGGAAGAGCATCAACCATAAACTATAAGCGGCAGCTAAAGTAGAGATACCTAACTGTCTTGACTTAAGAGTGATTATAAATTGATTATCTTTAAATAAGTGTAGTACTTCTGATTGGAAAGGGTATAGGCTGAATAGTATCCTACCTCTTGTAGGGTGTTGAATATAACAATACTTCTTCATGAAGTAAGCCGGATCTTTAGCACATTTTAAATACTCTTGTGCAATAATCTTTTTTATATCCTGTGCCATTCTACAACTATTTTATATAAATAGCTTGTGTATAATAAAAGCTGTGGGTGTTATTTTGATTAAATTACTTTATTCTTAGAACTTATAACTGACTCTAGGGTTTATATCGGAAAACCCTCCTATTGTAAAGTTTTTTCTGAAGGTTTCTTTATTAATGTTTTTGGTTGATAATGTAATGTACTTATTACCAGTGTTTTCTATAAACATTATCTTATCTATTCCTTCTTTATTAAGATACTTTTCTGCAAGTTTGCTGGTGATGTCTAATTTTAGTTCTTTTATGAAGTTATCTTTACCTATACTTTCTATGGTGCTTCTATCTAAAGTAACATAACCTCGGTAAAGTTCGTTGATAAATTCCTTCAGATATGTTTCCGGATTATCTACTTGTTCAACTGCATTACGTAATTCGGTTAACCATGGACCGGATCCAATTTCTATCTTATCAAAAACTCTTTTTAATATTGCAACTACACTGCTCTTGGATGAAGAAGGTAGTGGTGATAATATAGCTTTAGTTGTTTTTAGTTCTATTATTCCATCTTTAGTTCCTAAATCTAGTTTTGGAGGGTCGTAAGTATCAAAAAGTACAGATTTTAAAACTATCTCACCTTTACCAACTGTCCTTTGACCTTTACCCGCTGTTAAGATAAATAACTCTCTTACTACGTCTTTAGGAATATTACTAGAATTAGAGAGTTGTTGTATAAGGTTATCTCCTGCATTTCCTACTACTGAATGGAAGGTGTTAGTATTGTCTTTTAATGCATTTATCATGCTCTTTTCTGTACTACTTCTACCTGCTATATACAGTACTAATTTAATTTGATCTTCTCCAAGGTTCTTTTTTTTAAGCAGGTCTCTAAGTACTGTTGTGTATCCTTTGCCGACGTTAGTTACGAACTTAAACAGTTTTTTTATCTGGTCTGGGTTAATTTGTTCTTTATTCGCATCTAATAGGTTTTTTATATCATCGATAGTATAGTTATCGTTAGAATCTCTGTTTGTACTACTCTCTTCCTCTTCATTTAACTTAAAACCAAACATAGATTCAAATAAATCCATATCCTCTTTTGAATTAACATCAGGATATCCTTTATCGGTCTTAAGTGACCATTCTAATAAAACTTTATCTATTGTATCCATTAGGAGTTAACTTGTTACTGTAATATTGAATAGTCCTTACTTTCTGCAAAAGCAACGCATAGTTTATACTCTGCTTCTTGGGGTATTTGTTCTGGGAATATTGTGTTGTTTTCGTATTCATAGAATACTGGGAAATCATCTCCCTCTTCATATTCACTTAAGTAAGCTCTTCTTTCACCGTCTAAGTGGTTAGCTATGTAGTTAGCATCTTCTTGGCGAGGCTTATCTACTTTATCGCCACCGAAAGTTGAATATTTAGAGGCAATTACAAATACAGGTTTAGTCATATCTATTCCTGCTTTCTTGAATGCTTGGGATACGGAGTAGTTAGCTTCCTCTACTCCTAAAGAATCATTTGGAGATGGTGCAAAATTTTCATTTAGTATCTTTGAATTACTAGTTAACTTATTCTCTACTAAAAATTTTTTTAAATTAAAATTATTTTCCATGTCTATTATTATTACTTTAAATTGTCGACTAGCTCTTTAGCGAATTTACCGTATAAGTGACTTCCGTATTCATCTCTCACTACCTTAGCAACTGCTTGTGCAAAGTGAGTGTAGCTCATAGTATCATCAACACTTAGTATAGCATCGTTTATTTTAGGAGCTAGTTCTGTTACTTCTCTTGCTTCTGTTGGTTCGTTTCCGAAAGGTAACTCTTCTTTAATTATATCTGATAGTTTCATATGTGTTTATGCTTCTGGTTCTTCTCCTGCTTCGAAGTCAATTTCTTCTCCTCCTAAGTCGGCTCCTCCTTCTTCGTCGCCTCCAGCGTCTGTTGCTCCAGTATCGTCAAAAGCAGCTTCACCGCCTTCTGCTCCTCCTTCTTCTCCAGGGAAGTCTCCTCCGCCGCCTCCTCCGAAGTCAGTTTCTGCTCCTCCTTCCATATCTTCTTCACCTGCTCCTTTGAGAGGTGCTTCTTGATATAGACGAGCTAGCTTATCTAGTGCTTGTTGGAATTCACTTATTGTTCCTAAGTAATATCTTTTTCCTAATATTTTTGCTTCAAAATTAGTACCTGTCCACTTTAATGTAAAATCTTGTCCGTTAACTAGGTTTACCCTGAAGGTTGTAGGTTTAGGAGAAACCCAGTCTATTGTATCCATAAACTCTTTATAATCTTTAGTCATTAGTTTAACTAAAGTTACTTTAAGGGTTGGAAATTTTGCAAGCATTGTATCTGTAGCATCTTCTAGAACTGTTTCAGGTCCAGCATTTTCATCTCCTATTGGATCTTCTGGTTTTGGCTCATCAGCTTCTTTTAAAAAAGCTATATATGCTCCTTCTATAATCTCTCTAAACTGTTTTTTATTTATTTTCATCTTATCTCTAGTTTCTAAATATACGAAATAATACCTCTACTAGCAAGCTTTATTTATTATTTCTACAGTGTTTTGCTCCTTTTAAGAAAGGTCTCTTACAATTACCTTTAACGTGAACTCTACCACATTTACCGCAGCATGTTGCTTTTTCTTCCTTTATAAGCTCGTCTTCATGCTCTTCTCTATATTCGTTCCAGTCAATCTGATCTTTGGGGTGTTTTTTATTCCACTCTCTCCATTTATCTTTTAACTGGGCTTCTGTTTGTTTACCTTCTAAAGCTAGAGCATCTATAATAGGTTGTTTTTCTTCTGCTTCTAAGTAGTGTTGAGCTGATGATATAAATTCTCTTGCTTTAATTACCTTTCCTTGCCACCAATGAGGAAAATCAACTTCTCCATCCATTTGGTCATACTTATCTAATTGCTTATATAGCTTAGCAGCATAGACTGCTATATCGTAAATATCTTTTTTAAGCATGTTAGGTTCGTCATCTTGATGTCCTACTTCTATATCTGCTCCCTCTATCTCACCTTGCTCGTTCAGTTGAAGTTTAATACCTAATTGCTTTGCAGCTTTCTCTAATTTAGGTTTTAATGTTTTTCTATCTATTGTACCTGCTCTTTTGTACATATCTAATATTCTCAAATACTTCTGTCTATCGTTTTCTTCTTCATTAATTTCCTCTAAGTTGTACTTTCTAATTATATCTTCTCCATCATCTATAGCTAATTCTAATTCTTGAGGATCTAAGTCAGCCCAATATTGTGCATCTCCTCTTCCTAGATATGTATTTGCTGCTCTATCCCAGGCATAAAAAGCTTCTTGGTTATCTGTATGCTGTAAGAGGTCGTCTATTTCTCCTATCCTTTTAATATCATCACTTTCGTTATACTCTGTATTTTGAGAACCGTACATTGGACCAAATTCTTTAACTGTCTGCTTACTCTCCTCTAGATCATGACTTGCATCTACTACTGCTACACCGTTTGCTTTTAAGTCCATTGCTGCATCGTGTATAAAAGCAGGTACATCTTCTTCAAATTCTCCAGCGTCTTTTGCTCTAAAGTTAAAGTATATAATTACGTTTCCATCTCCATCATTATCTACTATATCCATCTTAACGTAAGTTGGGTCTATGTTAGCATCTAATACAGACATAGCGTTTTTATAATCAGCTGAGGGTACTTTAATGTATGCTGTTTGATGAGGTGCTTCGTTCATCTCGTCGTTCTGTCTATTCTTTAGTTTCTGGTATTCCTCTTCTTCGTCTGCCTGTACTTCTATATCTTTAGCGTATTCTTGTTCGTTTAGAGCTTGAAAGTGTTTTACCAGGTTATTCGTTATAACGTCTTTATGTACTATAGCTTCTCCGGAAGGCTTTACTCCTACTTCTCCTATTTCTTTATCAAAAGAAAAATCAACTAAGTGTAAGGTATCGTCTTTTATGTAGAATGAAAACTCATCTTCGAAATCATTTTTATATTCTACAAATATGTCGAAAGAATTTTCTTCTATGTTTCTTATCTTACCAGATGCTACTTCATCACCTGCGTCTCTTAATGCAGCAAGTAGTGACTTAGCAACTTCTTTTGCTATGGCTTTTGTTTCTTCGACAGTAAATAATATATCTGCTTGTTCTTTTGTAAGTTTAACGTTAACACCTTTTTTAGCTAAATCAGCAGCTTCTCCTTCATCATCGGTAGATACAGTTCCGTCT